GTCCGTTGCCGAAATGGTGGTGGAGTTGAAAGCCCGGCCTTGCATCCATAGGTGATTTGATGCGCGAGGGGATAAAACTCATTAGGATTAGGTCTTCCAAGGGCGAGTTGCCAGACTGGGACTTTGATGTTCGGCTGGTAAGGCGCAACAAGGCCAAGGTGCGGCGGTTCGAGCGGCAGATGAACAGGAAACATAAACTAGAAAACTTTTCTAAAGAATAGTTGACGATCACGGGGGCGGGGCATAGGGTACAGGACAGTATCGGCGGGGGACAGCAAGACAACGAAAGCGGGGGAGTAGATGACAACGACCAACACCAGTAGTAGGGGCAGACCGCCCAAGCGTAGTTTGAAAAAAACTTCAAACAGTAAAACCACTGATTTGAAAAAAACTTCAAAAAACAAAACCAGCAAATACAACATCATTAAAAGGGCACCGTCTACAAGTAACCATTCCAAGGGGGCGGTGGCGAAGAGAAAGGCCGTATTCCTGGAGGTGTACGAGAAGGCTATGTGCAACATGAGCCTAGCCTGTAGGCAGATGGGGATTGACCGCGCCACGGCGTATGCATGGACAAGGAACGACCCAGACTTCCGCGCATTGGTTGATGAGTTGCAGGAAACGCGAATCGACTTCGTGGAGAACGCGCTTGATAAGCAGGTGAGGGCAGGCAACATGACTGCTATCTGTTTCTACCTGAAATGCCGAGCCAAGCACCGTGGCTATGTAGAGCGGCAGGAACTAACTGGCGCGGATGGCGGGCCTATGCAGATACTTGACGGCGAGCTATCGCAGGAAGCATTGAAATCGGCCATGCGCAAGATCATGGAAGACAAGTAACTGACTAGAAAACTTTTCTAAAACAAGTAACAGTGAAACGGGGGGAGAGATGCCAGCAAGGAGAACCAACCAAGAGACGATCCAGCTATCCACCATTAAGGGCAATCCCCGCAACCCGCGAAAGATAAGCGGCGATCAACTTGAAAAACTATGCGAGTCGATCAAACGCGATCCGCAGTTCATGAAGCTGCGGCCTATCGTGGTTGATGGTGAGGGAATGATCCTAGGCGGTAATCAAAGATTCGCGGCCTGTAAGAAACTCGGTATGACCGAAGTACCGAAGGAATGGATCGTAAAGGCGGGGGACTTATCAGAAGAGCAACGCAAGCGGTTCGTGTTGGTGGACAATGCACCGGAGGGAATGTCAGGGGAATTTGATCTTTCAATGGTGCTCGAAGATTGGAGCAAGGAAGATTTGGAAGGTATGGGATTCGAGTTGGTATTCCCCGAAGACATCACGCCCACGGAAAGATCATCGGGGGAAATAGACGTTGATGATTTCTCCCTTACACACAAATGCCCCAAGTGCGGGTTTGAGTATGAGAAGGATGCAAATGGGAAAGCATGATTGCGCATGGAACCTAACAGACCTTGAGGCAGTACCTAAGAATGGCATAAAGGTTATGACAACCTTTGCCTGTGGTGGCGGAAGTTCGATGGGTTACAAGCGTGCAGGGTGCGACGTAATAGCAGCCAACGACATTGATCCTGAAATGGAGTGGCACTACAAAAAGAACCTGAACCCACCATTGTACTACCTTTGTCCGATCAAAAATTTGGTAACAATGGACTTGCCGCAAGAGTTGTTTGGGTTGGACATACTCGACGGCTCGCCACCGTGTTCGACATTCAGCATGGCGGGAAGCCGAGAAAAAGCATGGGGCAAGAAGAAACATTTTCGCGAGGGGCAAGCGTCACAGGTTCTTTCAGATTTGTTCTTCGACTACCTCGACCTCGTGGAACGGCTGAAGCCGAAAGTTGCCATAGCCGAGAACGTCAAGGGCATGATCATCGGCAATGCCAAGGGCTACACAAAACTGATCATGGCCCGGTTCAAGGAACTCGGCTATCGCCCGCAGTTGTTTCTTGTCAATGCCGCTGATTGCGGCGTGCCTCAGCGCAGGGAGAGAGTTTTCTTCTGTGCGGTGCGGGAGGATTTGAATGTGCCACCGTTGAAACTTGCGCCGAAGCATCGGTGGATCAGCGCGGGGGAAGCAACGCGGGATGTTCAGGAATTGACTGCGAGCGAGCGGGAGGATACGAATCCGCGCCCGCTCGACTTGAAGTGGTGGAAGCATACAAAGCCCGGCGATGGGTCTGGTTACGCGACCGCTCGCGAAGCAAAGGAGGGCAAGCGATGTGCGTTCAATCATATCCGGCTTGATGATTCTAGGCCGTGCAATACCCTAAAAGCTCAAGACAACTTCACGCACTGGAATCAATGCCGCCGTCTTACCTTCCGCGAATGGAAACGCCTAGGCTCTTTCCCCGACGACTACCACGCCAAGACAGACAAGATCGGCAAGTACATGATCGGCATGAGCGTGCCGCCGAAGATGGCAGAGGTCGTGGCGAAGGCTGTATGCGAGCAGTGGCTTGTCGTCAACTGCGGGGGTTGACTTGAGCACGAAACTTACAACGCAGGAAGAGCAGGCGATACTTAATCACCTGATAACGGAGGCGCGGGATAACTTCCCCGCCTTTCTTGCGTTGATACATCCCCCCGGACACAGCAGCTACATAATAAGTGACTTGCACTGGTTTCTGGCGGGTAGGATAAACGAGATAGCATCCAGTAAGAAGGGAAAGAGAATCGCGCTATCCTGCCCACCACAAGTGGGAAAAACATCTGAAGTGTCTGTGCTAGCGGTGGCGTGGGCACTGGGGAAGTTCCCCGGCATACGCATTGCCTCGACAGGATTCTCGTTCTCCGTGTTGACGGGGGCACTGGCCGAGGTAAAAAGCATCATAGCATCGCCTATCTATCAGGCGATATTCCCCGACGCGAAGCCGGAGCGCAACCACAACAGGAACGACAGCGTGCAAATGGAAAACGGTTCGCACGTAATGGTAAAGGCCTCAGGAAGCAAGCTCACGGGACATAGGGTAGACTGGCTAATCATCGACGATCCCCACGCGGGACGCGCCGAGGCGGAAAGCCAGACGCAGCGAGACAAGGTAGTACGCTGGTATTACGGCGATTGCCTAACCCGCCTATCCCCCAACGCGAAGGTGTTTATCATCGCCACACGCTGGCATCCCCGCGACTTGACAGGATCACTCACAGACCCCGACAAGGTAGCCGGACTAAAAGCGGCGGGGGCCGAGGACAGCATATACGAATACATAAACATCCCCGCCCTATGCGAGGACGAGGAGAATGACCCGCTCGGTAGGAAGCTGGGAGAAAGCTGCTTCCCCGAAGTAAGACCAACGGAATTTTTTGAGGCGGTAAAGGCAGAGACACCCAAGTACGAATGGGATAGCCAGTATCGCGGTATGCCCAGAGCCAGCGCAAGCGGTCAGGTGGATATAAGCAAGATCGTGTACGTGGATATATGCGAGGTTCCCACGGACATACAATGGCTGCGGGGATGGGACTTGGCATTGACGGAGAAGCAGACGAGTGACTTCAGCGCGGGGGCATTATGCGCCTACGATAAGAGAACAGAGCTATTCTACCTGATAGACGTGGAGAAGCACAAGCTGTCGTGGATGAAGATGAAGTCCCGCTTTATCGACATTACGCTAGACGATCTGGCGAAGCACAACTGCGGCAGGGTGGGGCTGGAGGCGGTATCTGGATTCGAGATAGGCTTGCAGGAACTTAGAAAGGAACTGTCGGGCAAGGTAGCGATAGAGAAGCACAATCCCACGCGGGGCGGTAAACTCATGAGGGCACAGCCTTGGCTTAATATCCTAGAGGCCGGGAAACTAAGAGTAGTGCGGGGGAAATGGAACCGTGATTTTATTGATTGTCTGGATTCGTTCCCTGATGTAGAGCACGACGATATGATAGACGCTACCAGTGTCGCACGAGAAGCACTCATGCCCACGGGAGGCAGATTGCTGTTTGCTTGACCGATACGGTCGGGGGCGGTACAGTATAGTCGATTTGAAGACTTTTCTAAACAGGGCGTACACCCAACAGGCGGGAGCAACCTATGCTTAAACTATTCGGACGGCGGGGCGGGGATCAGGTAACAGCAAGCGAGATAGTTGCGCAATCCCGCAGGGAGAACGACAAGACCTTGCGCTACATAGAGCGCACCATCGGCGTGGCGGTGCCGGAGCTTAACGACGCCAAGGGCTATCTGGAGGCGGGGAGCAAGAAGATATGGGCCAGCTTCCGCGCCTGCCATATCACGGCATCGTTCTTCTTGACTACGGAGTTCAAGATACGCAGCAAGGGCAATAAGGTAGAGGTACAGAACCCGGAGCTTAACCAGCTTATGATGACTCCGAATCCGTTCGATTCGTGGGAGGAGTTGCTGTACCAGTGGGTATTCCACATCAAATTGACAGGCAACGCATACTGGCTGAAGGATGAAATGGACGGGCGGGGGAGACCAAAGAACGTGTATCCGCTTATCCCGCATCTATTGAAAATCTACCCGCACGAGACAGAGCGCGTATCGCATTACGAGTACGGCGTGGGGGGAAAGAAAATCAGATTGGAACGCGACGAGGTAATCATGTTCCGCAGGCCGCACCCCATGCGCAGTATTGGCGGTCTGGGCGATGTGGAGGGCGGGGAAGACTTGTTCAAGGAGTTCATACAGAGGAACGACCTTGAGCAGAAGTTCATGGAGAACGGCGCAATGCCATCGGGTATTCTATCCAAGGAAGAGGAGGTAGCGGATCAAACGCAGTGGGAGAAGCTGAAGACTTGGTGGGACAGTAAGTATAGCGGCAAGAAAAATGCCGGCCGTACAGCATTCCTGAATGGCAAGTGGACATACACCAAGCTGGGGCTATCACAGACAGAGATGCAGAGCCTAGAGCGGGACAAGTGGAGCGTGAACGAAATCTTCATCACGCACGGCGTGCCCTTATCCATTGCTGGGATAGAAGGTGCCTCGAATTATGCGACATCCCGCCAAGACGAGATCAATTTCCGCAGGTACGAGATCCTACCACTGGTGGATATGTTCGTGGGCAAGGTCAACTCCGCATCGTACGGCAAGAGCCTGATTGAAGCATATAATCCCAACTGGGAAATGTCCTATGAGATGAGCGGTCTTGTGGACGTGGAGGCGATTGTGCGGGAATACACCCCCGCCTTGCGCGAGGGGGCAATGACCCGCAACGAACTGCGGGAAATGATGGGGCTTGGGCGGGACGAGAACAACCCCTATATGGATCAATACTTTGTGACGAGTAACCTGATACCGTTGGAGCTTGCGGGATTCGCGGAGACCGAACCCGCAGCGGTAGCAGAGCAGACTACGGAACAGGTTGCAGACAGTGGCGGGGACGTACAACGCACAGCACTAAACGGTGCACAGATAGCCAGCTTGCAAGCGATCCTCACGGATGTAATCACGGGCTACAGTACCCCCGAACTCGCAAGGGCTGCGATACAAGCATCGTTCCCGTCCATACCGGATGATGTGCTCGATGACCTGATAGCCGCTGTAGCGAAAGTGCAGGGGACAGGCAGACCGACGGACAAGACGGCGGGGGAACTGGTAGCCAAGGCGGGAATCGTTCGCAAGGGGAAGTAACAATGCCCTACAGACCGATAAAGCCAAAGAGCAAACCCGCCACGGTGCATCCCCTAACGGCGGGGAAGATCATGGCGAGGGTAAAGAGTTCCCGCGTACCCGAAGGCGGATGGACTAACGAGACCTTCCGCACCCGCAACGGTAGGGAACTCATACGCGATCTGACAAAGGCGCACCGTGCTGTAATCGCTACAGGTTCCCGCAAGCTGGTTCCCTTCCTGAAAAAATACTTCGATACGATTTCTAATCCCAGACGGCAAGGACTTGTACACATTCAACACGGGCGGTCACGAGGCAATGTGGATGAGTGCGCTCGATGATGTGATGCGCGAGGAGCAGCTTGGCTTCGTACAACAGAACAGCACCATTATACAGAGCGCGGCGGCATCGAGCTACGACACTACACGCAAGCTATTATCCGTACCAGAGGATTCGGGGGAGGCGAGACGGGCAAGGGCAGCACAGGGGGCAATGAACCAACGAGTGCAGCGCGTAGCTTCACGTATTACGAACATGACGCAGACCACACGCAATCAATTCCGAAGTACGCTGGTAAGGGCAATACAAGACGGCGAGACCGTAGCGGGAACGGCCAAGATAATGCGCGAGAGATTCCCGCAAATGAGCCGCAACCGTATCAGCACCATAGCCCGCACGGAACTGGGGCAGGCGGCGGATGAGGGACGCAAGCAGGGACTTAAAGACAATGGCGCGGTAACGCACGTATCCGTGATAGGCTGCGAGGCGCGGGAGGCCAACAGCCCCACCTATCGGGGGGAAAGTACCTGTAACGTGGAAGACGTACCGATTGAGGATATAGAGGAGCTTGAATTTCATCCGAACCACACTGGGACAATCGTACCCAGCAGATTCAAGGGGGATAAAGAAGTGGAAGGGGAGGTCGATCCCATGCTTGCGCTAGAGGACGAGGACTTTATTGATCTGGCTGACACGGGGTACGAGCCGGATGTTTCCGAGATATCCACTTTCCAGCAAATGCGGTTGCGGGGGATCTGTCCATAGGCCCATCGCTAGACCCGGAAGACGTTGCGGCAAAACTTGGGGCGCAAAGATTCGGTAGCTACTCGGAAGCCAATGACCAGTGGCGGCGGGGGGCAATAACAGAGGCCAAGGAAATCATGGCAGATATTCTACAGGATAGCGGGGACACAACAAGAGCGGTAACTTTGCACAACTGGTGGAGCGAGGAGCTTAATTCTGGCGCAACGAAGCTACCGTTCGATGAGTGGCTTAATGCACCAGCGGTGATATACCGGACAGGCGGTACGGCTTTGCATCTCCTGGGATTCTCCACAAGCAGGGAGGTCGCAGCCACGGCAGGCGAGGGGGGGGCGATAACCAAGCTACGTATACGACACAACCAAGTGGCAGGAACAGGCTTGGCTGGGGGGCAGGAGGTCTACGTATTACCGGATGTGTACCATGAGCGATAATCCTCTTACTTGACCAAGCCCCCGCGCCGTGGTAGTATTCCCCTGTGACTGAACAGAAAACATTTCAAAACATGGGAGGCAACATCATGGCACGCATCAAACCTTATATCAGAATCCGTTACACTGGCCCCGGCGTTTCGCTGGGTGTTTATGGCCGCATCGAAAGCGGGGAAATCTTCAGCATGAAACGACGTGACTGGGAATACTTGGAAGACAGCGCGGACGGCGTACCCAAGACATTCCAGAAGGTCGGGGAAGCGGAAGAGAATCTGCCCAAGGAAACCCCCGCCAAGGTGGAAGCACCAGAGGCCCCACAGGGCGTTGAGGCTGAAGCCAACACCGACACACCCGCAGGGGATCAAGACGAAGCAGAGGGGCAACCAGAGGCTCCTACGGCCACGGAAAAGAAGATTCCCCAAAGCCGCAAGCGGAAAGGCGGGAAGTAATCATGGCAAAGGTATTCATGGCTAGTAGCGGCAAGACCCGCATCATCGAAATCCCGCTGCCCGAAGAGGGTCTGGGGAAAGCAATCACATTCCTACAGGGCGGGGAAAAGCTGGCGGGGATATGCAAGTGCATGACAGCAAATGGCCCCGTGGTAGAACTGGCTATACCAGATGAGCAGGGCGTACTCCACCTGACAGGAAACGAGATCATCCTGGCAAAGAACGTGGAGTGGGAATACGCTGATGGTTTGAAGATCAGCGAGGAGCCTTTGCGGGTAAAGACGTGGGAGGCTTCGCTTGCTTTGACGCTAGGGGAAGGTGAAACGAAATCCATCACGGCAGTAAGAGCCAACCCAGAAGACGACAAGTCAGCTATCGTGGACTACTTGGACGTGGAGTTCGAGGGCTACCTATCGACCTTTGTGGGTAGTACCCCAGCAGGTGATGCCCAAGGCATTTGACAAGACGCTGGCAAAGTTCCGTGAGAATCCTGTAATGCTTCTGGACCACGAGAACCGCACAGGATCGCTGGCGGGGAGCTTTATCCGTATCGGAACAAACGAGAAGGGCTTGGCGGTGCGGGGTAAATTATCGAATGCGCCCGGTCTACGGGACATCCGATTCAAGGTTGCCGAGGGGCACCTGAAGACGCTAAGCATGGGCGGACTATTCCTGTATAACATCGACGGACGCGGCATAGAGGAGGTAACGCTCTTCGAGGGTTCGCTGACTCCGGTTCCTGCAAACCCTGACGCACAGTTCCGAGTACGGGCACTCACAACTACGGACGCGGCGAAGATGTACCGCAAGAATTTCCGCTGGTAAACAAACACAACGAAGGGAAACAAGACATGAGAAAACTGATTGCATTTGCGGTGGCGGGGTTACTCGTTGCAGTAGCCATTGCGTTAGGTGACGGACGGGCGGTAGTGCGTAATAGCACAACCAACGCGGTTGTATATTTCGGGGGAGCCAACACCAACATAGCGGGCTACGCGGCCAACTGGGTATTCGCTGATATGATCGCCCCCGGCGAGTTGCGGGAAGTTTCATTGGTATTCACGAGCGCGGCAACGGGCGACGTATCCGTTGCGGTAGTGAAGAACGATATCACCATCCCCCGACACAGCGCGGCGGTATCCAACGTGACGGAGTACACTTGGGCACCGAGCGATTCCCTTATCATCCGCAAGGGTGACAGACTGGAGATCACGGCACCTGACGTAACCAATAGTGTACTGGTAGAACTTCGGGATTAGAAAACTTTTCTAGGTGCAGCGAGGCAAACACAAATCAAGGAGGCGGGATGCAGGCCACGAAAGAGATGCAGCGTATGCGGTCGGAGGGGATGACGTACAGACAGATAGCGGGTACACTGGGTATAAACTGCTCCACGGTATCGAGGGCATTCGGGGGAAGGTCAGACACACCAACCAAAGGGGAAGCTGTAAAAGCCCCCACCAAACCCAAGACGGGAGTGCTCACTACGGACAGTATCGTATCACAGTTCAACACCACGGAGAAGATTCTGGGTGCATTAAATGACCTTCCAGCAGACGAGTTCAAGCGCGATAGCGATATGATACTCTTGGCGGGAATAACCAAGGCGGCATGGGACAAGGCCAAGCGCGGGGAGAAAGTAAAGGCCGCTCAGGTAAGATTACCCGACGGCTCTTTTGTTTGGGGTAAACCTAAGGATGCGGCAATACTTCGCCGCAAACTCATGGAGGTGTGATAGTGAAATCGGAAGACGTATTGGCTGGCGTATCGGAAAAGAAAAGACAGATGCAGGAAAGCGCGGAGGAGCTAAAGCTGCTACGCACGGCACAGCTAAGCCGCGAACTTAAAGAGGCACGCACATCCATTGCAGACCTAGAAGAGGATTTGCGGTTGACGCGGCAACTGTCGCACGTCGAGCTACAGCCCCT